CCCGATCCAGGGCCGTCGCCGCAGCATGACGCGGTGTTTTTGCTGAACCCTGAGCACAAGCTCGCGCTGATGGCTAGTCATGAAGAGATGAGTAGAATCAATGGAGGCAAGCGGCATTCTATGCCGTTCTATAGCCCCACTGTTGACGAGTCAGAGGCTTGTTGGATGCGGGTACGAGCTACGGGGGGAGCAAGGAAGCGTCGCAAGCTCAACTGTTACGGCCCAGCGGGTGGGGACGTGCAGTTCGGCGCTCACGAAAGAGATATGCTAACGTTGGCGCGTGGGATCTACACGCGTGTGTTTGTGTGTAAGGTTGCGCGGGACGCACCAAGGTGGCCAAAGCCAAGTGAAATGCGGCTGGCCCTCCGGCCCTTCACCAGGGCGGTGCGCAGCAGGTCATTCACGCTTGTGCCATGGACCAATGATCAGTTCGTGGCATCCTACAATGGAAGAAAGCGTTTGAGGTATCAACAAGCTGCTGACTCCCTGTTCATCCATGATGTTCAGCGCAAAGACAGTTACTGCGCCACCTTCACCAAATTTGAAAAATTGAATATATCCAAGAAAACCGACCCGGACCCCAGGGTGATCCAACCTAGAGATCCGAGGTTCAACGTAGCTATCGGTGTTTATATACGCCCGCTGGAGGGAGCACTGTTCAAAATCATCAATCGCATTTTTGGCGAAACTACAATCTTCAAAGGCCTGAACGCGCGGCAACAAGGTGAAACAATCGCGCGGATTTGGCGGCGTTTTGACAGACCGTTGGCAGTGAGTTTGGATTGTGTGCGGCAAGACCAGCACATGTCCATCGCTGCGCTGGAGTACATGAAGATGCTCTATCAGTTGTTCTACCATGACGACAAACGACTGGCGATGTTGCTCAAATGGCAGCAGACCATCCGCGGATTTGCCCGCGATGGTGCCGACTATGTTAAGTACGAGAAGGAAGGTGGCGGTGCGTCAGGCGATATGGACACGTCGTTGAGGTCCTGCGTGATGTCAATTGCCATCATATATAGCTATGCCGATACGGCAGGTCTCGACTTAGCAGTCGTCAACAATGGTGATGACACAACGGTCATCATTGACGCGACCCAGCGTCACAAGCTGGATGGGTTCCCGGTCTACTCATCCAGTCTCGGTTTTCCACTCACAATAGATGCTGAGGCGACAGTGCTGGAGAAGCTGGTGTTCTGCCAGACCCAGCCTGTGTGGAATGGAAAGTGCTGGACGATGGTGCGAGACCCGCGCATCTGTCTCAGCAAAGACCTAGCAAGTGTTAAGCACTTCGATGATGCCAAGTCCTATGACCTGCTGAGGAATTCGGTCGGTCATTGTGGGGCTGCACTTGCCGGAGACATGCCCATCTACTGTTCCTTCTACAACGCGTTGCGACGCGACGCGGGGACACGCCTTGACAACGACCTCGAGGAATCCGGGTTCAAAATGCTCGCCCGAGGAATGCAAAACGACGGCATTGTGACCTCTGAGTCACGCTACTCGTTCTACCTGGCGTTTGGCCTGACGCCGGATGAGCAGGTAGCCCTCGAGACCTACTACGACAAAGTCCACTTCAAGTGGCAGCAGACCAGCGAAGTTGCTGAGTTTGGGACGCCAGTTCACGCGTCCCTTCTCGGAATGGGGTTGCACGCCTAACTGCCCAAAACGGTGTCCTTCCGGACTCAATACTTCCGTGCTAAACAAAATGCCGACAGACTGCACGGGCAGACGTCCAGTAGCGTGTGATGTACAGTCGCACCCGTCCGGTGGGATCCCATATCAGGACACGCGCCATCACGGCGCACCTCGACCCAACCTTCGCACCGGGCCTCAACCAAGCGGCCCGAAGGCGCTTCATTCAGCGCACCACCCGCGACCTCAACACCAAGCTCGCGCTCACAGCAGTGCCAGCAGCGGTAGCAGCAGCTCGCGCGTGGAAACAACCGGACATGCCGCCCAAACAAAAGCCCAAGAAAAAGCTCTTCATGCCAGCCGTGCAGCGCGTGCAGGTCAACCAGCGCGCGCCTCGCCAGCAGGTGCGATTTTCAAACGCACCCATGGTCAGGACGCAGGATGCGCCAATTGGCCGTGGTGTTGTGATGCGCAGGGGTGGCTCCAAGCCCGTGCAAATCACCCACTCTGAGCATGTCACCCGGATCTACCAGACTGACCAGGAGGTCAGTTTCCGAGATATGTATCTGGGACCGAGCATCGGCGAATGGGCGTCCAAATATCTTGAACTTTATGAACACTACGAGATCGAACGTGCTGTGTTGGAATATATACCGGCATCAAGCGCCACTGCGGTGGGAACGATCGGGATTGCTGTTGACTATGACCCTTCCGATCCTGCGCCGACGACTGACAGTGAGTTCCTCAATATGAGAGACGTCGCGTCGGCGAGCCCCTGGCAGCACTTCACGCTGCCCCTCACGACCGCTGACCTCAAGATGCGCAGTCCGTTCTACTGCCAGGTCACAGGAGCCTCAGCTGCTGAGCAACGCCAGAACTTCGTGGGCAAGGTCCATATTATGGCAGCCAACAACGGGACCACCAACCTTGCTGGCCGGCTGTTCATCCACTATGTCCTGAAGTTCAGCACCCCGCAGCTTGGGAGCGGCCGTGCCCCGAAGGCCTTGGCCAACGGCGGCGCGAGCTCGTGGCAAGGGACCTCGAATGCTTTGCCTTTTGGCTCAGCACCCGTGGAGGGGTACCTACCCGCTAGTGTCGCATCGACCGGAACCACCACTAGCGTCACCACTTGGACCTTTAACACGCCCTGGGTGGGTTACGTGGACATTGAGACTGAAGGAGCAGATCTCACCACCCCCACGGACGCATCCAGCACCGCTACGGTGACAAACGTGTGGTCCCGCGACAACAACACATACACGTACCGAAGGTACTACATTAGCGCCGACTATGGTGACACGTTCATTCTCTCCATCGCGAACACATCAATCTCAGGGAACAAGTGCTACTTCACAAGTGCAGCAAAGCTGGCCACCCTGTGATTCGCGATGGTGGCAAAACAGTACCGTATCGTCTTGCATGGGGCTCACGCGGGCTGGGTGGATTTGCGACCACCCCAAACTAGCAGGCTGGCATCCACTGCCGCTCACATCACCTTCCAGCAATAAATACACAGACGGATCTCGGTCCTAGACAAAAATAGTCGTAGTCAAGTGCACCTCCACTTCAGCGGTTGCCGACCGCTGTCGTATCTAGGCCGGCAGCAGTGCTGCCAACTGTGGTGTGGCGGACCACGGTTGTCGTTTGGCTCGTGCTTACGGG